CGCTGTGAGTTGCGCCATTTGGCTTTTGTCACTTACCGCTACCACCGCAAGCGTCAGCGTTTTTTTGACTTACTGGACAAGGGCACCAAGTCGGTCACGGTGGTGCTGGGGGCTACGCTGTTGGGCGACATGCTGAAGGGCGCTGTGCCCTTGGCGGGTTCGGCCATTGCGGGGCTGGGCTTGTTGGCTCTGGTGTTTGGCTACGGTGACCGCAAGCAGGCGCACAAGGAGCTGGCAGAGCAAGCCATGGCGCTGGCCGGGCGAATTGAAGAGGTGGCGTGCAATGACATTACCGACACAGCGGTGGCGGCTTGGTCGGCAGAGCAAGCACGCATCAATGCCAAAGAGCCGCCCGTGCTCAAGACGTTGGTGGTCATTTGCGAGCATGAGCAGGCAGCATCGACGGGGCACCCCGAGCATGTACCGCTGCCTGGCTGGCATCGCCGGTTGCTGGCTGACTTTGTGTCCTGAGCGCGCACGTTCTAAAACGCTTTCCTGAGGGTTTTCCCCTCACCCCCGGCAAAGTGTCTTCCTATGAAGACACCGCACGCCACCCCCCCCACCAAGTCCCCGAATAGGCTCACCTTTCTGAGCCGCCCCCTGCCGCCACCACCCCGCCTGTGGGGTTGGCTGCTGATCACCATTTTGTTGACGGCAACCATATGGGCACTGGCCCCGCAGCAGCTGCCCGTGACGGCTTACAAGCTGAGCCTGGTGACGCTGGCCGGGGTCATTGGCTACTGGATGGACCGCAGCTTTTTCCCGTATGCGCGGCCTCATGTGTTTATGTGTTCCAGCATGCTGGACGATTTTCCCGAGCCCACGCCCAGCTGGGAAATGGGGGATGAAGGCGCGGGCTCTGTGGGTGTGGCGTATGCCCAGGCGTTTGCGCCTGAGCCCATGCCGTCGCCGGTGTTTGGCCTGGCCATGCTGCGCCGCGCCATCATCATTGGCTGCGCGATGCTGGCCATGGGCTTGGGGGCCTGAGCCATGCCAAAGCTTCACAAGGCCGTGCTCCACTTTGGATTGGCCATGTTCTTTCTGGGCGTTTTGGTGACGTTGCTGCTGAACCCCATACCAGCCAATGCCCAGCCCATACCCGCCACCGCCCACCAGTACCGCGCTGAGCTGACCCGTGCCGCCCACAGCCAGTGGGGGCTGAACGCGCCCATTGCTGCGCTGGCGGCGCAGGTGCACCAGGAGAGCGGCTGGCAACCCCACGCGGTGAGCCGGGTGGGTGCGGCGGGCATGGCGCAGTTCATGCCTGGCACGGCCAGCTGGTGGTGCGGGTTGAACGGCTTGGAGCCAGCACAGTGCCAGCCCACCAACCCCACCTGGGCGCTGCGTGCGCTGGTGGGGTACGACAAGTGGCTGTTTGAGCGCACGCCCACGCGCTTTGGCGCCTACGACCGCATGCACGTGGCCTTGCGCGCCTACAACGGTGGCTTGGGCCACTGGCAGGCTGAGGCCAAGGCCACGGGGTTGCGCACACCCAACCGCGAGCAGGTGGATGCCGCCTGTGGCGCAGCCAAGCGCCACCACAGCCACTGCCCCGAGAACCTGGGCTACCCGCACCGCATTCTGGTGGTGCTGCAGCCGCGCTATGCGGCATGGGGGCCGGGCGTGGCCCCGGCCAAGGCTTTGGGGGCTGTGTGATGCTGGGGCTTTTTAACCATTTGGGTGCGCGCTATGGCATGGGCGTGGCGAGCAATGCGCTGCTGTATGTGGTGCCGCTGCTGGCTGTGTGCCTGGGGCTGGCCGGTGGTGGCTGGGCAGGCTGGAGCCTGGGCCGTGCACCGCTGCACACCGAGCTGGCCAGCGCCAGGACCGACATGGCCCAGCTGCGCACCACCCATGCCGAGACGGCCCGCTTGGCTGCGCTGGCCGCTGCAAAGGCATTGCAGCAGGCGCAACAGCGGGGCGATGCGCTGACCACCACGCTGGCACAGCGCCAAGCCCAGATCAACCAACTTTCCAAGGACAAACGCGATGCGCTCAACCGCCTCACGACTGGCCGCGCTTGCCTCACTGGCGCTGCTGTGCGCGTGCTCAACCAGCCCGACGGCCCTGCCGACGCTGGACCCGAGCCTGTGCCCACGCCCCCCGGCGGCTCTGCTGCAGCGGGTGCCGCCTTTGCCACCGATGCCGATGTCGGGCAGTGGGCCATTGCCGCCCGAGCCCAGTACAGCGACTGCCGCGCCCGGCTTGCCGCGCTGATTGACTGGCACACCGCAGGGGGGGCACGCCATGAAGATTGAGTTTGAAATTTGGCACCTCATCACTCTGCTGGTGATGTTCATGGGCAGTGTGGCTGGTGCCGGAAAGCTGCTGATGGCGCAGCTGCAGCGCCACCTGGATGACCGGTTTGAGTCCCAGGACGAGGCCCGCAAAGAAAACCACCGGCAGCTGTCCAGGCGGTTGGATGGCATTGAAACCACCAACAAGGAAGAAGCCAGCCAGTGGCAGCGGGTGGAGCGTGAGCTGATGAGCCTGAAGGCTGAAATGCCGCTGAACTACGTGCGCCGGGAGGACTACATCCGTGGCCAGAGTGTGATTGAGGCCAAGCTGGATGGCTTGGCCACCAAGCTTGAAAACGCGCAGTTGCGCATGACCATCAAAGGTGTGACCCATGACCCCCATTGACATGGCGCGTGTGCGCCGCGAATCGCTGCGGTGGCTGGTGCTGCTGACGTTGAACAATGCGCGCCCCATGGGTGCCTTTGAGAGCGTGGTGCTGAGTGTGGCCCAGGCCGAGTACCCCGACGCAACGGCTTTGGAGCTGCGCCGCGAAATGGACTACCTGGCCGACCGAGAGCTGGTCGAGCTGGACAAACGGCCCGACGGCCGCTGGCGCGCGGAGCTGACGCGCTTTGGTGTGGACGTGGCCGAATACACCGTGGATTGCCAGCCCGGCATTGCCCGGCCCGCGAAGTACTGGGGCTGAGCGCTGTGGGCCGCAAACCAACCATTGCCCGCTTGCCTGCGGACATCAAGGCCTACATTGAGGCCATGTTGGCCACGGGCAGCCAGACGCTGAATGAGCTGATTGCCGACTTGCAGCAGCGCTACCCGGCTGAGGCCGATGCAGGCAAGTTGCCCAGCCGCAGTGCGCTACAGCGCTATGGCAGCAAGTTGGACCGGCGGCTGTCGGCCATTCGGGCCAGCACGGAGGCGGCCAAGCTGATTCAGGCCCAGGCGGGTGATGACCAGGATGCCCGCAGCGAGGCGCTGATTGCCCTGGTTCAGACTGAGCTGTTCGAGGCCATTCTGGCGCTGCAGGAGGCCGAAGAATTTGATGCCGACGGCAACCCCGTGGACCCCAGCGACCGGGTGGAGCTGCTGAGCAAGGCAGCCAAGAACATTGCCACGCTTGCGCGCGGCAGCGTGGCCCTGAAGACCTTCCAGGCACAGGCCCGTCAGCGTGCCAAGGAAGCGGCAGCCAGCGTAGACAAGTTGGCCAAGACGGGTGGCCTGTCGGCGGAGGCCGCCACTGAGCTGCGCCGCCAGATTCTGGGCATTGCGGCGTGATGGCTTCTTCCGTTCCAGCGGTCTTGCCCAACACGGCGCAGGCGGACGCACCTGCGGCGTTGATGGGCTACCAGCAGCGGTGGGTGGCGGACCAATCGCCGTTGAAGGTGATTGAAAAGTCGCGCCGCACGGGCCTGACCTGGGGTGAAGCGGCCGACAACGTGCTGACAGCGGCCAGCGACCGCAGCGCCGGTGGGCAGAACGTGTACTACATCGCCTACAACCAGGACATGACGATTGAGTACATCCAGGCGTGCGGGATGTGGGCCAAGGCGTTCAACTATGCGGCGGGCCAAATCGAGGAGGGCTTTTGGGACGGCGAGAGCGAGGAAGACAAGCACATCAAGACGTACACCATCCGCTTCCCCAACAGTGGGTTTCGGATCGTGGCGTTGTCCAGCAGGCCCAGTAACTTGCGCGGCAGGCAAGGGGTCATCGTCATTGACGAGGCGGCGTTTCACGAGAAGCTGAAAGAGCTGCTGAAGGCCGCCCTGGCCATGTTGATTTGGGGTGGCAAGGTGCGGGTGATCAGCACGCACAACGGCACCGACAACCCCTTCAACGAGTTGGTGACCGACATTCGTGCCGGGCGGCGCAAGGGCACGGTGCACCGGGTCACGTTCCAGGAGGCGGTGGCCGATGGTCTTTACCAGCGGGTGTGCCTGCGACTGGGCAAGCCGTGGCTGGCGGAGGAACAAGCCGCCTGGATGGCCGATGTGTACGCCTTCTATGGCGATGGTGCTGCCGAGGAGCTGGATTGCACCCCAGCCAACAGCACTGGGGCCTGGCTGAGCCGAGCCTTGATTGAAAGCCGCATGTCGGCCAACACGCCTGTGCTGCGCTGGGCTTGTAAACAGGGCTTTGAGGTGCTGCCTGACCACTTGCGCACCGCAGAATGCCGGGACTGGCTGGAAGGCCAGATGCTGCCACTGCTGGAGCGCCTGCCCACGGACGTGGTGAGTTTTGACGGCGAGGATTTTGGCCGCACTGGGGACCTGAGCGTGCACGTGCCGCTGCTGCAGCACCAGAACTTGGTGCGCCGTTGCCCATTTGTGGTGGAGCTGCGCAATGTGCCGTTTCAGCAGCAGGAGCAGGTGGCGTATTACCTGCTGGACCGCCTGCCGCGCTTCATGGGCGGCGCGTTCGATGCCCGTGGCAATGGCCAGTACCTGGCCGAGCGGGCCATGCAGAAGTACGGGGCCAGCCGCATCAGCCAGGTGATGTTGTCTGAAAGCTGGTACCGCGAGCACATGCCCCCGGTGAAGGCAGCACTGGAGGATGGCACGCTGGACGAGTTGCCCAAAGACGCCGATGTGCTGGCCGACCTACGGGCGGTGCAGGTCATCAAAGGCGTGCCGCGCATTCCCGATACCCGCTCCACCGGCGAAGACAAGGGCAAGCGCCACGGCGATGCCGCTGTGGCCGTTGCCTTGGCGTACTACGCCAGCCGCGAATTGAACAAGGGGCCTGTGACGGCTTCCAGCCGCCCCCGCCGTGGCAGTTTGCAAAGCGCCCTGCTGGGCTACTAGAAAGCACCCCCATGAAAGCCAAGGGCCTGTACATCACCCCCACCGAGTTCGTCTCGTTTGCCGAGACCACCCACACATCCGGCAGCTTGTCTGACCACATTGCCACCCGTGATCGCAGCCCCGATTTTCGGGCGCTGGGCATGTTGTTGCCCAACCCGGACCCTGTGCTGAAGAAGCAGGGCAAGGACATCAGCGTGTACGCGGACTTGCGGGCTGACGCGGCGGTGGGTGGCGCCATTCGCCGCCGGAAGTCGGGTGTGGTGATGATGGAGTGGCGTGTGGAGCGCGACAAGGCCAGCGCCCGCACGGCCAAGTTGGTGGAGTCGGTGTTGAACACGTTGGACATGCGCCGTGTGCTGCGCGAGCTGCTGGACGCGCCGCTGTTTGGCTGGCAAACGATGGAGGTGATTTGGACCCCACCTCAATCGGGTGGGCCGGTGGTGCCGGTGGATGTGCTGGCCAAGCCGTTGACGTGGTTTCACTTTGACCAAGACAGCCAGCTGCGTTTTCGCAGCAAGGACCATCCGCTGTTTGGCGAGCGGGTGCCCGAGCGCAAGTTTCTGGTGCCTGCGCAGGATGCCAACTATGCCAACCCATATGGTTTTGCAGACCTGAGCATGGTGTTTTGGCCCACGGTGTTCAAGCGCGGCGGGTTGAAGTTCTGGGTGACTTTCACCGAGAAGTTTGGTATGCCTTGGTTGGTGGGTAAAACGCCACGGGGCACCCCGGCCCAAGAGCAGGACCGGCTGCTGGACCAGTTGGAGGCCATGGTGCAGGATGCGGTGGCGGTCATCCCTGACGATGCGAGCATTGACACGCTCAAAGCCGATGGCAAAACGGGCAGCGCAGACCTGTACGAGCGGCTGCTGATGTTCTGCCGCAGCGAAATTGCCATTGCCTTGTTGGGCCAGAACCAGACCACTGAGAAAGACAGTACGCACGCCAGCGCCACAGCAGGTGCTGGCGTGAGCGATGACCTGCGCGACGCCGATGCCCGCCTGTGCGAGGCGGCGCTGAACCAGCTCGCACGCTGGATCGTTGACTTGAACGAAGGCGAAGGTGCACCCGCCCCCAAGGTGGAGCTGTACGAGCAGGAAGAGGTGGACAAAGCCCAGGCCGAGCGGGACGAAATTCTGACCAAAGCGGGTGCCAGGCTGACCAAGGCGTATTTCATGCGCACCTATGACTTGCAGGAGACAGACATTGATGCCACCCCCGCCACGCCACCTGGTGGCTTGCAACCCGGCGCGAACCCTAATCAGCCCGGTGTGAAAGGTGCATCACCCACGTCAGCGCAACTGGTGGCGTTTGCTGAAAGCGTGGCCCGTGGCGCTGATCCCGTGGCCGCACAGACGGATGTGCTGGCTCGGGCAGGCAACAAGGCTGTGGGGGCCATGGTTGCCAACATCCAGACGATGGTCGACCAGGCCAGCTCCATGCCCGAGCTGCAGCAGGCCATGCTGGACGCCTATGGCAACCTGGGCGGTGACGAGCTGACCAGGGTGATGGCTGCGGCCTTTGCCTTGGCGGAGTTGAGGGGCATGGACTCGGTGCCTGGGGCCTAACATGGTGACCATGAACGTCGGGTTTGGTACGCCTTTCCAGGACCAAATTGACTACTTGCTGAACAAGTTGCGTTTGCCCACTGAGCGCTGGGATGACATTCAGCGCAGTGCGCATGACCGGGCATTCATGGTGGCAGGGGCAGTCAAGGCGGATTTGCTGAAGGATTTGCACGGCGCGGTGGTGCGCGCTGCGCAGGGGGGCGGATTGGATGCGTTTCGCAAGGATTTCAGGGCCACGGTGGCCAAGCATGGCTGGACCGGCTGGACAGGTGAGGGCACCAAGGATGGTGAGGCCTGGCGCACCAAGGTGATCTACCAGACCAACATGGCCCAGAGCTACTGGGCTGGCCGGTACCGGCAGATGTCTGACCCGGACGTGCTCAAGCTGCGCCCCTACTGGCGCTACATCCACTCGGACGGCGTGGCGCACCCCAGGCTGCACCATTTGGCCTGGCATGGTCTGACGCTGAAGGCTGATCACCCGTTCTGGCAGACACACTTTGCACCCAATGGCTGGGGT